ATCTATGTACCAGATGATGATTTTAGATGACAAAAATACAAAGAATTATTTCCGGTTGCTTATTTTATGCAGAGAGGCCTACCCTCTCTAGCTGGAATGGCCATGGGAGCAGTTACTGGTATCCCTGGAGTTGGACCAATGATTCAAAACATGTTGCCAGAAAAACAAGATATGACAGGTAATTTTGATTATTTAAATTATACACCAACTAGATTACCTAAATTAAATTCCGTTAGCCCTGATTCTTCAGGTGTCATGGGACAATACTACAGACAATTTTATCCTTTAGATCTTCCAGAATTTTTCTATCAATTTATGGATGATGAAGTTCTTCCATATAAAGCAATGGAGGGAATGTTATAATGAATTTTGCAGAGGCTAGAAAAGCCATGACATCTAACAAAGCTTACAGAGGAAAACCTAGCGCACCTGCTAGTGGAGGCGGAGGAGCTAGATTTGGTAATTCTTTTCCTAAATATGATACTAATCAAAAAATGGCTA